AATTTTCTTTATCTGCATTTTCTAAACGCTTATATAATTTGCTACTACTTTCAATCAGATTATCTGTCATATTTGTTACAAACGATGTATTAACTCTTGCACCGTTTTCATATGTCACGCCATACCCTACGCAGATTATATTTGCGTGTCGTGTTAATCCAATAATAGTTAAACCCGGTGCAAACAAGAAAAATTTTATCCCTTGCGATTGATACCATTTCACTATCTGTGCCAATATTGAAAACGGCGGATTATCCACAACAATACTATCAGACATATAATTATACTTCTCGTAATCTCCACCCGGATAAAAAGGACGTACAAACTTGTTACGATCCACTTTAAATCGTGTTGCAACATAATCCGCAACCGTTTCGTAAATATTATCGGGTGTATAACAATCATCAGTCGTTTTCTTCGGTTTGAACTTATCTTCAAATTCTTTATATTCAGTTGTATTTTCTCCGCCGTAAACATTCTCGGCTTTATCCTTAATATCGTTTAAATCCATATTTCCTCCAAATAAAAACAGACTGCATATGATTAACACATACAATCTGCCGTTTTTTTAATATCCCTATTCCCACCAATCAATTTTGAGATATTCACCCATCATCTCACGATGATACACTACCTTTTTACGAAAATAACGAGCGGTAAGATATAGAACACAAAATATTGCACTGTATATATGTTTTGCATTATTTTTTGTTTGCTCATTCTTTTCGCATTATAAATTGTATCATAGATTTTTCGTCATTTTCGTCATTTTCAAAAATTTATTATGTTTTCTTCTTGGATATTGTTCATCGTGATGTCCTATCTTGAACGCTATCCACTGCCACGACGGCATTACCGTTCCATCTATGTACCTGTATCGGAATATGCGGCGTGTTTCACTGTCCAATATACCGGCAACAAACAATTCAATTTTATTTTTCTGTCGTTCCAATCGCTGACGTAACACGACATCCGATATATGCGTTGGCTCAACACCCGATACAGAAATACAGTGCTTGACGTACGGAAATTCAGCGTCAGAGCCTGTAACAGTACCGTATACCGTATTACTGTTTATTCTGTCATTTACCTCGTTTAATTCCGCTACAATACTGCGATACTGTTTTAGCTCTTCCTTTGTCAAATTAATTCCCCCTGTCTAAATATTCAATACGTCCGTCTGAATAAAATACCATTTTACAATCATTGCGTATTGTATCTTTAATTGTTTTTATTCTGCCGTTCATCATATCCATTAATACAAATTTTGCAGTTTGTCCGATGTCCGCCATACGTTTTTTACGCCAACCGAATTGCATATATAACGGATATAGCACCACAGGAAGTATCGTCTGCATTTTGTATATAATCATCTTCATACCATCTTCGTCAACGGTATCTGTTTTCAAGGTCAACGGTTTAAAATCTGCCATTAATGACTGATAATCAAAATCACATTCAGACTTAATTTCATCAGTAAGTTGTATTACTGTTCGTGTTTCGTTGCCGATGTGTTGTAAATAATTATGCGCATATGTTATGTACCGCACCAATCGTTTTTGATTCCAACCGTACTTTGTATGTAAATACCACACAACGAACACAACAGAATTAACAATCGCCTCTTTGGTTGCCTCAACTTCGACAACTTTATAGGCTTGCAGTGCCTTTTTAGTATTAAATTTCTTGACACCATGCTTTTCAGCTACTTTTTTGAAATTTTCAACCAATGCTGATTCTTCCTTGCATCGTTCTACCTGTTTCAATCTCTGCCGCATTTTCTTGCGTTTCTTCGCTATTTTATCTTTCACGCTCTACTCAACCTTTCTTGTCCGGTACATACTCCGGACACTTTTCAATTTTTTTTTACCTTCTGCCGACAAGTCGTTTTCGTCTTTAATATTATTAAGACACGATATTACTCTGTCATTCATCGTAACTTGAAAATTTTCGCTTTTCGGTAATAGGCACTCTGTTTCTCCTTTATGGAATACGCATTTTTTGCAGTTACAAATCATTTTAATTCTCCTTTCCATCTTCTTTTATAACTATATTAAGTTGTCGTCCTAACCATTTTAATCCGTTTGTAGTTAACCAATAACAAGTATGGTTGTCACACTTCTGTACATTTATAATATCTTTCGGATGCGTTTTTCAACTTTTTTTCAAAAAAAATGATACGTTTTTTTAATATGCTTTTTCTCTTAATCCACTTTATCAAATTCATTTTTGTTCCTCACTTTCTTTATCACAAAATCACTTCTTTGCTATCTTCCCATATCTCTGCCTTTTCAGCCACTAACGGAGCAAGTCCCGCGTCAGTTGACACCGTATATTCACCATATCCTTGTTCCATTAATTCTTTGAATTTTTTATAAAAATCTGCGACTGTCATTGTCTTATTCCTCCTAAAAATAAATTAATCCATACCCTCATACAAACTTTTGCTGACCGAAATATCATCAATATTTGTTTCGTGTATTGCTGTTGCTATCTTCAATTTTGTTTCTCTGCACGGCATATATCCATATTTGATATATCGTATCATTCGCTCAAATGTTGACATTGGAAACAGCATTTTGTCATCGACTACCAATCGTTTTGTATGTAGGTGTTCAAAAAACTTATCGTCGTACATTACTTTATATTCAATATGTTTTCCGTCGTCCTCCGTTACTTCTTCTTTGAAATACGCAAACTTTGATATAGTAAAATCAAAATTTTCTAACATAGACTTTACGTCATTGAAATTTTTACGACATAACTCCAATACCAACCCACTGTCTATATGCTTATATGCCTTGACATTGTCGTTTTCGTAGTAAAAATTATATTGCACTGTCAATGCGTTATCGCCTGTATATCCTTCTGTCTGACGGTCGAAGTATTCCACGGCGCAATAAAATTCTTCCTCGTTATCAAAAAATATATCTATGTCCTTTATCTTTTCACCGTTGAAAATGTTTTTAAAACAGCCGCCTGCTATGTATCCTTTATGTCCCATCATAAACTTATCCAAAAAATTCAACATATGAAAATTTTCTCTGTCTTGTTTAATTATCATCGTTTTCCTCCATATCAATCCACGTTATCCCCACTGCATAAGCCGCCCAAATGTCACTTTTAAAGCCGTAAAACCAGTCAGGATTTTTCTTTGTTCCCTTGCCGTTCTTTAAATCGTGCTTTGCAAATCTGTCTATCAAAGCCCTGCGAATAGTTGCGTCGTTGGCTTTCATACTGTGACAGATGTTAATCTTTTCATCTTTACGTGTTATGTACTCAACATCCTTTTGCAGTTGCTTTGCTTTCTCGGTAAATCTGCCTATCCACACGCACGTTTCAAACACTTCACGTCCAACCGGCATACCGTAGCACGCCACCATTTCAATAATAACAACGTCTACTTGATATACTCTTATCAGACGTTCAAAACTGTCTAACAACTCATCATTATCGGTCTTTCCAAAGTCTTGTGGTTTCATTGTTTCTCCGTCAACAATGCACCAACCGCTTTGTATATTGCCGGGGTCTATAGAAAATACAATCATTTATGTTTTCTCCCTCATTATTTTTTCAAGTTCATCATAATCAATGTTATCGTCTCTGTTAATGCTAAGCTCATTTTCATTGCCTTTATACGCTCGCTTTGCACTTTGTACTTCCGCAAGTGTGGTACGTCCTGCGTTAAAGTGATTACGCAATATAGCCTCTATATACTTGTAATTACGTTTGTTGTTCTTTACAGCTTCGCTTATAGCATATTCAACGACATCTTCTGACATAGCATTAAGCCAATCATCTAAGCCTTGCAGTGTAATCGGTGTCAAAGGTGCTATATTGTTCTCATATAGCTTAACAATTCTTACAGGCAGACGTGGCAGTTCCTTTTCTTCTACTCTCTTTTCTTTTACTTTACTTTCTTCTACTTTCTTTTGTTCGGAAATGTTTACATTTTTGCTTGAAATGTTTACATTTTCATTTAAAATGCGTACATTCTTATAAATTTGGTCGACTTTAATTAAGAGGTACTCTTTTCTGACTTCAACTTCTTTACGGCGACTGACTGCCTCGAAGTATCTTTCTTGTATTCCTCTCGAAGTCAAGATTTGATACTTGTCATAAAGTTCACTGTCAAATATACCTCTTTTAATCGCGGCTCTCACTATTTCGGACACGGCATCACCACCCAAACCTACATTCTTTCCGAACAATAATGCAACGTCTTCTGTCCATTCACAATAGTAACCTTGCTGTCCGTATATCTTTTGGAACAACTTAACGACTATCGCAAACCCTTTCAGTCCAAATTCAGCCTCGATTAATTCAAATTTATCATCTAAATGTACGTTCAGCGGAAAGTAGTTAATTCCGTTGTTCATACACTACACCTCTTAAAACGGCAAATCTTCTTCATCACCGATTGTTGCAAAATCCTCACCGTATTGACTGTTTAAATCATCTAAACCGCTATCAGACAAATCGGTATTACCGCCTGTACTACTTTCAGATTTTGAACCGGTAAAGTACGCCTCATCTACAATAACTTCTGTCGCATACTGCTTTTTACCGTCATTACCGTCCCAACTTCTCGATTGAATACTTCCGACTACCGCAATCATACTGCCTTTTTGGAAATATCGTGCGATAAATTCGCCTGTCTTACGCCACGCAATGCAGTTGATGAAATCAGCCTGTTGTCCGCCGTCTTTTGCAAATCTTCGATTTACCGCAATAGTAAATCTCGCGACTGAAAGATTGTTTGGTGTTTGTCTTATTTCAACGTCTTTTGTAAGACGTCCCATTAATATAACTTTATTCAACTCTTCCTTCCCCCTTAAATGCTCTCTTTAAAATCTCCTTTATATCTTTTTTTATGAGTTTTAATAATTTAATATTAAATCTTCCAATGGCAATCGAATGTGTTACACAATTATTTCCTTTGCGTTGGTGCGTTGAAATCAATGCACCGTCACATTCGGTTTCGAATACTTCGTTCGTATATGCATTTTCTACTCTTATTTTTATCATTGCATTTCCTCCTCTTTATTTCTTCAATCCAAGTACCTTACACAAGTATTCATCAAGTTTTACTGATGTTAAATGGTACTTGTTGTTGAAATCTGTTTTACCTATTTTGTGTGCCTCTGTGTGGTGTAACCTACATAGTGGCTGAACTTCCTTACCTAAGTGGTGTGTGGTTTTGCGATTTATACCGCTACCGACAGTATCGACGTGATGTATGTCGGCTCTCTTCCCGCACACCGCACAGCGTCTTTTTGCACAACATAGATACAAATACCTATCTATATCCTCTGTTATATTTAATAGACTGTCATTTGTCGGTATATCGTGATTTATGCATAGTTCAATGAGCCACGATATAAAATCTTTAGCGGTTGTCATATCTACGTCCGACAGACTGAATATATCAATATCCAAACACTCACAATAATTCAACGTAAGTTGCCTGCGAAGTGCTTCGTTATCACTCTTGTCTATTATGTACAGCAGTTTCATCAACCTCAATTCTTCTTGATACTCGCGCTTATTTGATATTCCGCTTATGTATGTACCTATATCGTTCACCAGTGCGAATATCTTACGTCTTTGTTTGTTCGATATACTCCGTCCGTCGTTCAAACGAATTTCACAATCTGTTATACACTTCTGTTCCAATGCGCTTGTATTGTCAAACGGTGCGACTATCGTAAGAAATTCGCCGTCATAGTCCTTGATTACACCCTGTATTTCCATTATTTCTATCCTCGTGTTGATGTAGATATACATATGAACCATTACGCCCGATGTTTTCGTAAATGAAATTATCACATTTTTGTTTGCTTAGATGTGTATGTAAAACACCACGCTCGTAAGCATACTGTCCTTGTCGTTCTTTCTCTCGTATTCGCTCTTGTATTTCTTCATCTATGTAATTTGCTTCTATCATATAAAGGTCGTAATTTTCAGCCTTTATGCCTTTCATACTGTTGGTGTCGGTTGCGTATATCAGTTTCTCGTTGTTCATAAATATTCTGTATCCGAAGTTTGGTACATCGTGATACAGCTTTATAGGTGATATTTGAAACAATCCATAATTGTATGTCTTGCCCGCCTCTACAACGTCTATATTGCTTTTATCGACACCACATTCAACCAAATCATTTAACAGATGAACTCCCGCCGCAAACCGTAATGTTGGGCGGTTATTCGCCAACGCTTTAATTGTTCGCCTGTTAAAATGATCCGAATGGATATGTGTTAATAACACAATTTTTATATTCTTGTATACGTCCTTTAACGCTCTAAACGAAACGCCGCAATCTATGAGTATAACATCATTAATAACTACGGCGTTCCCCTTACTGCCTGTGCTGATGATGTTATATTCCATATCAATCAAAATCATCAAGCGACATAGGCTCGTCTGCTTCTTCTGTAGGAACATTTGGCTGTTGTTCCCCGAAATCATCAGGTTCTTGCTGTTCAACTTCCGTATACGTCGTATCGATTGTATCTATGTATTCTGTTTCGCCGTCCTCGTTGATTACTGCCATATCCTTTGAATAAACGTCTTGCATTTCAATGGACATAATGCCCCATTTGGAGATTAGCTGACGTAACATAGTTTTATATGCCATACCGTCAAAATCTTTTTCCCAAAATGTATAACCTTTTCTTGCTTTGTAACCTTGTGAATACTTCAATGCGTGTTGCTCCATTTTTGACTTAGACCAATAAATTGCTTTTTTAAAACCATTCTGATACTCGAACATTGCATAATAGCCGATTGTTTCGGCTTGCTCTCTTTGTTCTTCGTCGTCAATTAACTGTACTTCTATTTCTTCTTCCAAAGGGTCAAACTTAACGAGTTCGCCTTTTTTGATAGCAAGTACATTTAGCTTTTTATAATATCCACTGCGTATCGCAAGCTGAATATATCCCTTATATCCAAGCTGAAATTGTGCCTTTTTACAATGATTTTTGTTATCATTAAATGGCACAAGGTAATATTGTCCAAGCTGTGGTGACGGAGATAAGTTAAGACTTTCACCGAGCAATGCCGCCGACACTATCGTTCCTGCCTCGCACTCTTGTAGTGCAGGATTGGCAGACACCGCCGAAATGATAGATGATGTAAAACGTCTTGCTCGGTTCGGGTCTTGCAATGTGTTATTTATAGCCCTCTGGAATTTATCCGTTGTAATCGCCGTACTGAATGACGGTTTTTGTCTTGCAATTTGATTATTCATAACGAATACCTTCTTTCTTCATAAATTCTTTTAATTGCTTTAACTGTTGTCGCGTGCCGTATGCCTTAAACTGTACCGCGAATATTTTTTCTTCTTGCGGCTTAATCTCTGTTTCTACCGGCTTGATTACTTCCGGTGGCGTGAGCGGCTTTTCTATTTGCTCATCAACCTTTTGTGAGGCAACTTCTTTTTGTATCTCTGCTCTTTTTCTTTCAATCTCTCTTTCTTTTTCCTCTTGTATAGCCTGCATACGAGCCTTGACGACTTGAACTGCTTCCGATACGTTGAGGCTTTTCTTGTACTCGACAAGTATAGCTTCTTTGTCCTCTTGCGTTTCAATCATTTTTAAATCGCAAGATACTCTGTCAATGGCATCTTTTACGGCGTTTTTTAATGATTTCATACTTGCCGACATTGTTATGTTAATACCGAGCTTGTCAAATGTAAGAAAATCAATATTTTTTGAGGCTACATACTCGTTAAAATATTCAACAACCTCTTGTTTTTTGATGTCCTTTATACTGTTTTCCACACTGTTTATTTTTGTTTTCAACTGTGCGTCTGTATCTTTGTAAACACTCATACAACTTTTGAACTTGTTCTGTACCGCTTGTATCGGTGCTATTGCTGTTTCCATAGCCTCTTTATAACGTTTTTCAAGTTCCGTGCGTTCTTTTGTTAATGCACTTCTCATTGACTTTATTTGCTTGTAATTATCCTCCGTACACTCATATTGCAAGGCACTTTGTGTACGTTCCTGAATAATCTCTTGCAGTTTGTCCAACTGCTCCGATATAACCGGTAGTTGGTTCACTATAAT